TACACGACGCTCTTCCGATCTCCTCTACTTTTTAGTCCGACAAATTTCGGACCGAGGTTGACAAAATGGGACGCAAAGCCAAACCAACCCGATTGAAATTGCTCGACGGCAACCCTGGGAAGCAAAAAATCCCGACGGCCATCCCTGAGCCTCCGGGAGACATGCCGGAAGTTCCGCCGCACCTCGACGACCACGGGCGGGCCGAGTGGGACCGAATAGCGGACGGCCTAAACGTCATGGGGATACTGCGAGAGATAGATCAAAATACCCTTGCGGCATACTGTGCATCGTATAGTCGATGGAGACACGCCGAAGAAGAATTGAAACTCCTCGCCGAGAAAAACGGATCAATCGCAGCTCTGGTGCAAAAGACAATTTCCGGCAACTGGATTCAGCAACCGCTAATAGGCATATCCAACAAAGCAGCAGCAGACATGATGCGATATGCTTCTGAGTTCGGATTAACCCCGAGCGCTCGTGCAAGCCTGAGTCTCCCCGAACGCGGAACCGGAAAACAGTCTAAATTTGCTGGGCTAGTAAAGGGCGCGAAGTGAAAAAGGCAAAGCAATGCGACCCTGACGATGTTGATTTCTCAAACTGGTACGACCCTGAAAAGGGTGTCGAGAAAACTATTGCAGAAGTAATTAAAGCACGAGCCGTTAAACGGCTAGAGAAAATTTATACTCGAAGGGCCAACGGAGAAAAGAACCTGCTCGACGTTCTCGGTTCAGACCTCCAGGAAAACGCCTCTTATCACGTGATATCCGGCGGAGACATCGATTCCCTCTCGTACCTGATGTACATTATTGCACAGCAAAATCTTGACTACTGCCTATTGTCCACCTGGTGTATGGCATTGCCTGACGTTTTGCAATTCGGAACCTGGCTCAATGAAGGGAAGATAAAACGGCTCGACGCATACGTGGGAGAGATATTCATAAATTCATACCCTGAATGCTGGGGCAACCTCTGTGAAATACTGAAAGCTCACGGCGGGCGCGTTTGTGTCTTCCGAAACCATAGCAAAGTTTTTGCTGGCACTGGCTCAAAGTTTTCCTTCTCCGTCGAAAGCAGCGCAAACATCAATACAAACCCACGCACAGAGAACACCATTATCACTACATCGGAAATTATGTTCCGCTTTTACAAAGACTTTTTTGACGGCATCAATAGTTACGACCGCACCTTCGATGATTGGGAGAAATGGACCGCATGACAGGTAAGAATACCCGCGTCAATGCGATAATTTCCTTCATCGAAAAACTAACCATCCCCTCGGGCGTGGGTGAAGGGAAACCCTTCAAGCTTCGCCCTTTCCAGAAACGATTCATCAAAGACGTTTACGGTCCGATAAACAGGCAGGGGCACCGAGCAGTACGCAGGGCCATTCTTGCCATTGGGCGCAAAAACGGTAAAAGCGCACTCATTGCGGCGCTTGTTCTTGTTCATCTTGTCGGTCCGGAGGCGGTGCGGAACGGGGAAATCTACTCAGCAGCAAACGACAGAGAACAAGCATCCCTCATTTTCAAATATGCCGCACAGATAGTCCGCGCCGATCCAGAACTTGAGCAATACATTAAAATAGTAGACAGCACCAAAACGATGGTCTGCTACTCGAACGGCTCAGTTTATCGCGCCGTATCGTCGGAAGCGGGCACAAAATACGGGCTCAATCCTACCGTTGTTATATTTGATGAGCTCGCTCAGGCGAAGAACCGGGAACTATACGACGCCCTAGACACCTCGATGGCCGCCCGCGAAGAACCTTTATTCATCGTAATCAGCACGCAAAGCAACGACCCGCAGCACATCCTTTCTCAACTCATTGATGACGGCCTGTCCGGGCGCGATCCTTCTACCGTATGTCACCTGTACGCCGTGCCGGACGATGCCGAAGGCGTCTTTGTAGATCAAAAATTATGGAAACTGGCAAACCCGGCGCTCGGAGATTTTCGTTCACTTTCAGAAATGAAGACGGCTGCGAAGCGGGCGCAGCGCATGCCGACTTTCGAGGCGGCTTTCAGAAATCTATACCTGAATCAACGGGTGAATGCTGAGTCGCCATTGATTCCCCGTGCTGAATGGATGGGTTGCAAGGGCGATGCCATAATTGAGCCGGGCTCAGAAATATATCTAGGGCTTGATTTGTCCGGGAAGACGGACTTGACGGCACTCGTTGCCGTGTCGAATGGCGATCAAGACATTGTGAGGCCGTGGTTCTGGAAGCCCAAAGAGTCAATCTTGGACCACGAAAAGCGGGACCGCGTTCCCTATTGGGTGTGGGAAAATAAAGGGGTTATTGAGACGACGCCAGGCCGCGCGGTTCAATACGATTGGGTAGCCAAGCGAATAGGCGAGATTTCCAAAGAGTATAAAATTATAGGCATAGCGTTCGATAGGTGGCGGATCGACGATCTTATGAACGCTTTAGACAAGATCGGGATTGACTGCTACGTGGATGAGAAAGACGATGCGCGAGCTGGTGCTATCCGCCTGGTGAATTGGGGACAGGGGTTTGCTTCAATGGCTCAGGCGGTTGAAGCTCTCGAAGTGTCCGTACTGGAACGCAAGCTTGTACATGACGGCAATCCGTGCCTGACGTGGAACATATCAAATGCAATAAGCCTATCGGATGCAGCCGGGAACCGAAAGCTCGACAAGAGTGCAACGCGGTTCCGAATTGACGGCGCGGTGGCGCTTGCAATGGCGATAGGGCTAAAGAGCAAGGACAGAACGGAAATGCCTCAACCGTCCGTCTATGAGTCACTAACGGCAGAGGAAATCAAACAACGCATGGCATTTTAGGAAAGGATCACACGTGGGCGAAGCAAGAAGGAATCTAAGGGGATTGAACGGCGGTAATTTCCAAGCAAAAGCAGTTAAGCCCGGTCAGCAGTTCGAGGTGGATCTGAAGAACGCGACACAACGAAAATGCGCTTGTGGCTCTGAGTTCTTCATCCCTGCTATGCGGATTTATACCGTGTCGGCTATCGTCTCACCTACCGGGCAAGAGATGACGGCGCAGACTCCGGCAATCGTGTGTATGGAATGCAAGAAGGCGCTTTAGGGGGAAACTATGGCCGATTTGCCGAATAAAGAACTTTTGCGGGTAGAAGAGGTCGCGGCATATTTCCGGGTAGCGCGGTCAACGGTCTATTTATGGATCGATCACGGCATTCTTGCGGCTGAAAAGTACCACGGCGGTACTATTCGAGTCCCGAGGGAATCTGTTTTGCATTGCCGGATTGCAAATAAATTAGATCCACTCGGATAAAACCGTCCAGATTTTCTATCCCATCTATCCGTTATTCGCTTCGCCTGCAACCTTGCGGTTACCATAGCGCTACCAATAAAAAAGGTGGCGCTATTGTCTTTTTTGGGGAAAATCAGGAAGTATCTTTTTAGCAATCTTTCCGTCACTGACGAAAAGGCATGGAACCCCTCGCTCTGGAATCTCGTCGGCTCTCAATCTCTCTCCGGTGAAACCGTAACTGAGCAAACAGCGCTCACCTACTCAGCAGTCTATAACGCAATCTCGCTCATATCCGGTACCATTGGCTCACTTCCCCTGCACCTAATGCAGCGCAAAGACAAAACCAAACGCCTGGCTGATGATCGAAAACTTTACCGCGTCCTGCATGACGAGGCAAATCCTTACATGACCGCCAAGGGATTCCGTGAGGTCATGATGGCGCACGTTCTGGCCTGGGGGAATGGGTACGCCGAAAAGGTGATAGACGGCATGGGCGAAGTGGTTGCACTTTGGCCAATTTCACCTAACCGTGTCCGTCTAGACACGAAAGGCAATGAACTTGTCTATCGAATCAGCGTAGATGGCGAGGAGGTAATTCTTCCGCGCGATAGGATTCTACACATTCCTGGCCTCGGGTTTGATGGCTATACGGGTTATTCGGTTATTGCCATGGCCCGCAAATCAATAGGGCTTGGAATGGCGCTTGAAACATTCGGGTCTCTGTATTTCAGCCAAGGCACACACCCCGGCGTTGTCGTTTCACACCCTGGGCAACTATCGCCACAATCGCACGCCAATTTAAAAACATCTCTGACCGAAACGTATAGCGGCCTCGGGAATACTCACAGACTCATGCTTTTAGAAGATGGGATGAAGCTGGAAAAGCTCGGCATTCCTCCGAATGATTCTCAATTCCTCGAAAGCCGACAGTTTCAGATCCCGGAAATAGCACGCTGGTTCAACCTGCCGCCCCATAAACTGAAAGACCTCACGAAGAGTTCTTTTTCTAATATCGAATCTGAACAGACCTCTTTCGTCATCGACTCGCTCCTGCCATGGCTGGTGACTCTTGAGCAGAACTACAACATGCAGTTGCTCACCAAATTCGACAAGGAATTATCCGGGCGCGGGCGGCTCTACTTCAAGCACATTGTTGAAGGACTCCTCAGGGGCGATGCGGCAAGCCGAGCAACCTATTACCGTGAAATGTTCAACATTGGCGCAATGAGCATAAACGAGATCAGGGACAAGGAAGACATGGACCCGGTAAAGGGTGGCGACATCCATCTTGTGCCAATGAATATGACATCGCTGGAAAATGCCGGGAAACCTCCAGAACCTCCCGCTCCGAAAATCCCGGAAATCCCAAAAGAGGAACCAGACCAAAAGAATGGACAGGGAAAAGCATGATCTATTTCATGTCAGTTTTAGGAGGCGAATATATCAAGATCGGATATACGGCCCAATGCGTTGGGAAAAGAAAGGCTGCGCTCCAGACTGGCAATCCGTATGAAATAGAAACAATTTTTACGATAGACGGGACGTTAAAACAAGAAAAGGAAATTCATCGAAGTTTGACGGAGGTTTTCGACAGGTTAAAGGTTTTCAATAACCCCGTGAATGAATGGTATCCAGGCGAGAACCCAATCATAAAAATGTTCATCTGTAATGTAAGAAATTTCGGCATCAATTACGCCGTGAGAAATATCAATTCGATTTTCCATTGGGAGACGGACGTTAAAGAAGATGAGGTTTTTACTGTACGGAATCTTGAGAAGGCATTGTGTAGTAGGGGCTTATCTCGAAAGCAGGCAAAGATTTTAATCTCTCAAAATAAGTCAGAATTAATGGGTTCATGCGGGGATATGCGCCAAAGGGGGAGCGAATGAAATGGTATGAGATTAAAAATAAAACAGATAAGGCCGAAATCTGGATTTATGAGCAGATAGGCGAGGATTGGTGGTCGGGCGGTGGCGTGACGGCAAAGGGATTCCAAAAGGAACTTTCCGAAATCAAAGCCTCCCAGATCGACCTTCATATCAATTCGCCCGGTGGGGTCGTGTTTGACGGAATCACCATCTACAACCTCATTAAGCAGCATCCGGCGAATGTGACCACATACATAGACGGACTCGCAGCGTCAATAGCCTCTGTAATTGCGCTAGCAGGCGACAAGGTTGTTATGGCTGAAAATGCGCTTTACATGATTCACAATCCTTTCGGGATGGCCTTCGGTGATGCCGAAGAAATGCGAAAGATGGCCGACAATCTGGATAAGGTTTGTGGCTCACTCGTGAAATCCTACACATCAAAAACCGGCCAAACTGATGCAGAGATAGAGGCATTAATGGACGCCGAAACCTGGATGACTGCGGATGAAGCTTTGACCTTCGGGTTTATAGACGAGATAAGCGATCAAATGGATATGGCCGCAAGCGCAAAGTTCATTCCTTCGATGCAGAAGGCTCGTTTTAAAAATATCCCGAAAAATATTACGGCAAGAAAGGAAAAGCCCACAATAAAGGATTTGGAGCACATCCTCCGCGACGGCGGGTGCTCCGAGCAGATGGCGAAATCTATTCTTGCAGGGGGGTACAAGGGGGATCGGTGTGAAGCTGCCCCTATAGTGGATCAACGTGATGTTGCCACGACCCTACCGCCGAAGAAGAAAGACCGTATTGCCGACTTGCTGACAAGAGCGGAGGTAGTTGCACCATCACTTACATAGGCGACATTTTAAACTAAAAATCTAGGGTTTCCCGCGAAGTCCGGCCAGACCGAACGGGAACGCAAGAAAGACTTTAGGGCGGCAGTGAGGTGCCTCACCACTTCATTCCGCCCTTTTTCTTTGCCCTCAAACAGAACAAGGAAAACCAATGAAGACTCTCACTCAATACAGAGAAGACATTAGAAACCTGATGAAAAAGGCGTCTGATATTGACGCCAAGGCAACAATGGAAAATCGGGATCTCCTGGAGGCTGAATTAGCCCTTAAAAACGAGATCCTTGATACCGTTGAGGACCTAACCAAAACCGTTCAAACGATGGAGCGGCAGGACCGCATGAGCGCAATTCTGGAAGCGCCCCAAGCGGCCTTGACGGTAGAGAAAAACCACGCTCTATCAGCCTATCAGGTAGCGGACAAAAACAAAGACAGTTTTACAAGCCTCGGTCAGCAGATGGCCGCAGTTTTCCACGCCGGTCAGCCGGGCGGGACAGTTGACCCGCGACTTTTCAACGCAGCCTCTGGGCTCAATGAATCCGTACCGAGCGAAGGTGGATTCCTGGTTCAGCAGGATTTCGCCACGGAACTCCTGCAGGACGCCATAGCAACCGGCACTCTCGCGCCGAAGTGCAGCAAGGTGACGATTTCCGGCAACTCCAACAGCACCAAAATAAACGGGCTCGACGAAACTTCAAGAGCATCCAGCCGTTACGGCGGAATCGTTTCTTATTGGGAGGGTGAAGCCGACAAGATCACCGGGACAAAGCCGAAATTCCGTCAGATAGAATTGAACCTCAAAAAGCTTACAGGGCTTTGCTACGCAACCGATGAAAACTTGGCTGATGCAACGCAGCTTGAAAGCATTATCCGAGATTCATTCCGGGGTGAGTTCGGCTTTAAAATCGACGACGGGATTATCAACGGAACCGGAGCCGGGCAACCTCTCGGCATCCTGAATGCCGGATGTCTCGTAAGCGTAGCAAAGGAAGCAGGCCAGTCCGCCAAGACAATTATGGCGGAAAACATAATCAAGATGTACTCCCGCATATTCGCTTCGAGTTATGCGAATGCGGCTTGGTACATCAATCAGGACACTCTGCCCCAGCTACTCACCATGAGCATATCGGTCGGAACCGGCGGGATTCCTGTTTATCTTCCGCCTGGCAACACTCTGGTGAATGCACCCGGCGGTGCGCTCATGGGCTTGCCTGTCTTCCCAATTGAGCAATGCGCCACGCTTGGAACTCAGGGCGATGTTATCCTGGCCGATTTCAAGAATGGCTACAAACTCGCAGAGAAGGGCGGCATCCAGAGTGCTGTTTCTATCCATGTTCGTTTTGAATATGCGGAGAGTGTCTTCCGCTTCATCGTGCGAATCGACGGCCAGCCTGTAAGGGCAACTGCATTGACTCCCTACAAGGGCTCGTCAACGCTGTCTCATTTTATAGCGCTGCAAACCAGAGCATAACAACCAAGGCCGGGGCTTCGGTCCCGGCACAGCATAAGGAGTAATCACAATGAGTGGATTCAATTTAGCTGAAACTGGCCACTTGGTCCAACTTTGGGAACCGGCCAATCATACAGGGGCAGAAAGCACGCTGGTTGTCAGGATGGAAAACTACAGTCACATGACCGTAATTATCAGCTACGGGGCTACGCCTGCGGCGGACGGCCTCATCCTGGTTGAATCTTGCGATGACATGACACCGACCACGCATACCGAAATAGTGTTCGACTATTACGAGTGCATCCTCGATTTCGAGGGTGCTCTTGGCGATGTGATGAGCGTAAAGAAGTCGGCAGAGGTTACAGGCATGGTCCCTACCGCAGTAGCCAATATCATGTACATAATTGAGCTGGAAGCGTCACAGCTCACCTCTGGGCATATCGGTTTCCGGCTCAGGCAGGCAAACCCCACGGGTGACTCGATCATGTCCGCCGTTGCTATCCTTAGCGGCTCTCGGTACGCAGGACCGGCAAGTCCAACCGCAATAGCATAACCCAACGGGGCGGCCTGGAATGACGGTCGCCCTCATCAAAGGATGAAAGCAATGAATTATAATCCAAGTACCATTGCAAGAATTGGCGACCTCACAAACGGAATCCGCGTGGATACCTCGTCAATGGCCGCAGCGACATATTTGTTGATCGGCGATACTCAGACCGAGATTTTCAACGTCTATGGCCGTGTTCGCATTCACTCTCTTTTTGGTGAAGTAACAACCATTCTTGACGCTCAGGCAACGGTAATTTATTACAATTTCACCTCTACATCTCCAGTCATTGCAGTTCAGCCTATCAGTTCCGTCTCCGGGTCGCTTTCGAGCCTCGCAGTTGGTGAGCGCATCATGTGGGTCGGTGGTGCGGTTGCTACGGCTGTAGTGCTTACCGCTACGGCAGGCATTTCCGACATTAACCCGGCTCCTCAGATAGTCGGCACGGTTGGTGGGACTGGAACGATAGGCATACTGACCGCCACAGCAAGCATGACAAGCGGTGCATTAACTTTCTCCATTTTCTACACTCCCATGAGCGACGGCGCTTATGTGACTGCGGCACTGTAGGAGGGACTGTTCATGGCTGTTTGCATGATATCGAGTTACAAAAACTTTGCCGGAGCATCAACGGATGAAAAGCCGGAGAATGTTGCGGAGGGGTCTACATTCCATGCCGTGGACACTGGCGAGGAATATGTCCGTCATAATGGCATGTGGGTGCAGGATCTCAGGCGGATAAACGCAATCAAACTGGCGGTCGCTTAGGACCGTAGAAGGAATGACGATATGTACGGGAAAATAGGAAGGATTACACCGGCGACGACCGGGGCTAACCCACATCGCATGAATAACCTCGGCGGCCTGATCGTGGAAGGTGACTATACAGATTACACCCTGGGCGGCAAGCAGTTCTTTGCTACGGCTCTCGACATGGAAGCGGCACTCTATACCGCGACATCGGCTATCGGGCTGATTATCTACAATCCGCCTGGAAGCGGCGTCAACTGCGTATTCAACAAATGGTCGGCCATTGTCTACGCGACCTCTGCGGCTATGACCGGAATGGTGCTGGCAATTTCTGCACAAACCACTACTCCGACAACCACTACGGCGGCTCCTCTTTGGGGTAGTACGCTATTGACCGGCAGCACCGGACTAACCGGTGGATCGGCGCTTGCCTATTCGGTGGCAACTATCGCAGTTGCTCCGGTCCTTGCGTGGCCTCTGTTCCACAACACGGCGGCAATCAATACCGTGGGTGCGGAAGTCATCGGCGGGGATCTCGAGGGCACGATTGCATCCGCTCCCGGGACCGTAACCGTCATGGGCGCTCTTGGCGCGGCTGGCGTGAATGTGGACTTGGCCCTTATGTGGAAAGAAGTTCCGGTAGGCCTGTAAATAATTCAGGGCGGAGCGCGTTGCTCCGTCCTTCCACTCTAGGGGGCCAGTTATGACGCCGGAATGGATAGCGGAACACATCGACCTCTTCCAATACGTTTTTGGCTCGGCTGTCGTGATTATAGGGTTCTTCACCGTCCGAACGCTGAAACAGATAGATACGAACCAGCAGCAGCTATTTGCCAAGTTGAACAATCTCAGCGAAGAATTTCACGTACTCAAGGGCGAACACATTGCAATGCAATGCAGGGCTAACAAGGCATGAGTAGATTTCTAACCGAACTCAACGCAATGCTAAAAGAAGTCTCCGATACCGTCTATGTGCTCCATGGACCGCTTGTCTACCAGAGCGAGCTTGCCGGGATTATCGTTGTCCCTTCTGGCTTCGAGACGGACCTTGCTAGTGTCCCGCGCGTACCTTTATTTTACCTGGCTCTTGCTGGAAGGGCTCACCGAGAGGCAGTCTTGCACGACTACCTTTTTCGCATTGGATGCAGACCGCGTGTTTCCTTTATGACCGCAAACCGGATCTTCCTTGAGGCGATGAGGGTACGCGGAAAAGCCTGGTGGGTGAAGTATCCAATGTTCGTTGGCGTGTGTCTCGGTGGTTATTTCTCGTTTCGCAAGAAATACGTTACTGACAAAATATAATTGAGGTGTGCGGGTGATCCTAAAACTCCAAACAGCGCCGACAATAGAACCTATCAGCCTCGATGAGTTAAAGTTGCACTTGCGGCTCGACTCCAGCACGTTTGCCGCGAATATCGACGAAACGCAACTGTTGCCGCCTGGAAGCCACGCTCATACCGTCGCCGCTGTTTATACGCTCATCTATGAGACGTTAACCCTCGACGTTGCCCCTGGCGGGGCAGGATGGGCGGCGGGCGATACACTAACCGGTGTCACATCGACACAGACTTGTATTGTTGCGGAAAAACTCACAGCCACGACCTACACCGTAAAAAACAGAACGGGCGCGTTCACCCTCGGCGAAGTGATAAGCAACGGGACCGCGACAGCGGATCAGGGCGCGGCGTACCCAACGTTTACCTCTCGCATGGTTGACGTTCTAGGCTATCAGGCGGCGGTGGTTCTGGATGCTGGAACGTTCACGACCGGGACGGCAGACGTTAAAATCCAAGATTCCGACGATGGGATAACCTGGACTGACTGGACAGGCGGCGCCTTCACGCAGGTAACAACGGCCAACGATAACGCCACGCAGGAAATAGCATACACCGGGACAAGGCGATACATCAGAACGGCGGGAATGGTCTTAGTCGCGGCATGCCCCATAAGTACAACCGTTGTGCGCCTGGCCGGAACTACAGTCGAAGATACTCTGCTTGAAGCCCTCATAACAGCAGGGCGCGAACAGATTGAAGACATCACCGGGCGGCAGCTCCTGACGGCGACATGGGATTATTGCCTCAATGCTTGGCCGCAAGAAGATTACATCAAGCTCCCATTCGGGAACCTGCAAAGCGTGACATCTGTCAAATGGAAGGACACGGACGGCACGGAGACAACGCTTGTAGCTGGGACAGATTACCTTGTCGAGACAAACGGCGACCAGTGTGGGCGGCTTGTGCTGCCCCATGGCGTAAGCTGGCCTACCGACACTCTTTATCCATCGAACCCCGTAACCATACGATTCATGGCGGGATGGACAACGGCGGCCCTGGTTCCCTTCAAAATCAAGGCGGCGCTACAGCTTATTTGTGCGGATCTCTACGAGCATCGCGAAGCTCAAAATATAGAGCAATCGTTCAACGAAAATCGGGCGGTGCAAGCATTGCTGGCGAGCGCCAGGTTGCACGATGAATTTTAGGGGGAACCGATGAGAGCCGGGAATCTTGGCAGACGCGTCACCGTACGCCAAAAGACCACAGCGCAAGACTTATATGGCGAGGAAATCGCCACATGGTCTGATCTCGCTACCGTCTGGGCGCAGCGTCTCGAGCTTACCGGGGCCGAACGATGGAACGCCGAACAGGTGGTTGCACAAATAGCCTGCAAGTATCGGATTAGATACCGGACAGACATCACGGTATTGCATCGGCTCAAGGACGGCACGAGAGAATATGACATCCATGCAGTGCTGGAAATCGGCAGACACGAAGGGCTAGAGCTTGTTGTTTCGGCCAGGGGTGAATAGATGACGGAGTTAAGCAATGTGACCACCGGCCTGCTCGGCGTGGCTGGCATCCTGGGGCTCGCCAACATAGCTGGTGCTGTGTACCTTATCAAGCTGGTGATTGCTCCGTTGGCACAAACGGTCAAGCTGCTCAATGAATCAGTCAAGGAATTGTATGAGTCACGCGATAAACTAAACCACGATGTTACGGAGCTTCAAACAATACACAGGATCAAGGGTTGTGATGCACCATATAAAACAGAGGCAATGAGGGGGTAGTCAATGAAACAATACCTAACCCGTGCATTATTCGCATTCGTCGTAGTGCTGAGCGGCTGCGCAAGTGCCAATCTACCAGATGACACAACACCCGCAGAGAAGAGGGCCGCTATGTGTATGGATGCTAAAGCGGGGCTTGGAATGGCGGATGCGGCCATGGATACGGCGACAGACCCAGTTGTCATGAAATACTGGACTGCATTCAAGGCAGGCGCGGTGGTTGGTGTGCAAACATATTGTGGGGGCGAGTGATGGACGCAGTAGAGATTGTTTTGTTGGGTTTGTCGGTCATGGGAAGTATCGGCGAGGCATTGAGCCTATGTCCATGGTTTAAGGCTAACGGGATATGCCAAGCGGTTTATGGAATTGTTAAGGCATTGTCGGGGAAGAGTAAGTAATGGGCCAGGCGTTTAGTTTCAAAATTCAGGGCGCAAAAGAACTCGCGCGAATGCTCGGCGAATTACCGAAGGCCATGAGTAAGGCAGTCCTTCGCAA